CCCAAAACATTACTTTATACATAATACTATCTGATATCAATATCATCAATGGACTTAGTGAATAGTGTCTTTGAGATATTAATCTTAATTCCATAGCAATTTTGAAGGACATCAATTAAGAATGGTGAGATAACAGATCTGTTAATGTATTCTCTCATCATTGTGTGTTCTTGAGTAGTTATCTCTCTATCTTCCATTTGTTTTCTTATAGTTTCTGTGAGTTCAACTTTTACTAGTGACAGTTTTAATCCAAGATCAACTTCATAGTGACTAAATTTACTTAAATTCTTAATAAAGACATGATTCAAAACTTTAGACATAAAATCTCCATATGATATATCTTCTAGATCAGATGTTTGAGTGGGACTTGCTTTGAGCAATAATAGTTTCCTTTTCCTAGCAATTACATTTTGAATTTCTGTTTTAGCCATTCCTGATAGATATTTGGATGCTTCTTCTAATTGCTTTATAGCATTTAATATCTCAGGGGTATCTAAATTGGCTATTTCAGTCTCAGAGAGAATAGTATCTAGGTTCCTTGAAGATTGAGATATTACATCAAATGTTTCTTCTACAGTACTAATACCTTTATAGATGAATTTGGAACACAAGAGTGATATTATTTTACCTAAAGTCCCATCAATTGTATAATGTGTTCCTGTTTTAATATCTTTAATAATGTCACTAATATCTTTCCCTGTCTGTATTAAACATAGTTTCTCAAGGTTTGAGAAAAATCTATTTGCATGTGGCATCTGATACCATGTATCCTTTTGATCATCCTCAAAATCTTCTTCAAAAGTAGTGTCTTTTAGATTTTCAGCAAAAGATTGAATTGATTTGAGTGTAGCATCTGTAATATCTATAGACATTTCAGATTCCCAGTCTCTTGTCACATCTTCTTTTTCAGACCATCGCAGTGTTGACTCAATAGAAGTATTTGTAAGGGCAAATATCTTCTCGAGGAAGATATCGATGTCTTTCATTGTTTCAGTTGTCATCTCACTTTTTGATTCAAATAGAAGGGGGTCTGTTGATCTAGTTAGTTGAGATAATCCTCTGGATCTAAATAGGGCAAGGTCCCAACCTTTTAGTGTTGGATTATTGGTTATAGTCTTCATGAATTTTAAGAAGGATCCTTGGGTCTCAGGAATATTAACAGCAATTTCTTCTTCTATTTCCATCATGTTTGCTGGCACATTATTGTTCCACAAATTTAATAGCTGGTCTTGGCTGTTAATTGTCAGGTCAGGATTCCAATCTCTGGATGATAAACTCTCACTTAATATAGTATATGATATAGGGCATCCATCAATAATCTCAGTGACAATGAGTCTAATGGTTGTATTGTGTATTTGGATAGACCAAGGCAGCTCTTCCATAGCAGTGATAACATCAGCAATGAGGTTTTGGTCTTCTTCGATTGGAATTGGATATTCATCTTTAGGCTTTGCTGTAGTTATTTTGCCACTCCTTGATAACCAGACATTTGATGAATACCTGTCTGAACCACCATCTATTTTAATATCTTTAAGTAGTAGGATAAGTGCTTTTCCTAAAGATTTAAGATCTGATAGATGTTTTATTATGATTTTGATAACCTTATCATCATGTAGCAAAATGTGACATGGTATACCAACTATCTGTCCTATCCAATACCCTTCTCCAACTGGTTTCCCTGATCTCATCTTTTGTTGCTGTGAAAAGAAACCCAATGCACTTTGTTTCTGCGATTTAATTTGCATAATGAGATTAACCTTATTTACATGATTTGCCCAGTCATAAAGAGTTTTTAATTTCCTAAATTTCAATGGAATATCTTTATATGGCTTATCAAGAGAGTGGCAGGTTGAAATAGCTCTAGTTGCTATTTCTTCTGCCCGTCTTGCTGTCATCCAGTATGTTGTTAAAGAAAAGAGGAAAGATTTCAATCTTAGAGATTCAGTTACACCACCCTCTGTTGATGATCTTATCTTAGTATCTGGCCAATATATTCTTGATATACTAACTTCTAAATTTGATTCTTTACCTGTTGTGTCCATTAAAGTTATTTCCCTTGATTTAAGAGTTAATTTTTCAATTAGGGTCTTTAATTCAAGAGTTGTTATACCAAGTGAAGCTTTTGTTTCTTCCAAGGTATCCTTAAGGAAAGGAAATTGTATCTTTGTTTGTCCCCATATAACACTAAACTGTCTTGAGCTTAAGAGAACTTTCCCTCCAAGATGCCAGGCTTTTCTGCACAAACCCATGACATCATGATCTGTTGGACTTGGTGTAAATACTTTTAACCTAATCTTTGATGTTTTCCTCATCTCCTGTTTGTATAAAGTGTGGTTCTCTGTGAATGCCATTATTGTAGTTAAAAATGATTGATACTCATTATATAAGGGAAAGAAAGATGATGTATTCTCAATTTCGTTGTCTTGAGAATTGGTTAGAGAATTATCATGTAGTAATTTTAATAGACATTCTTGGTATGGATTCCCTTCAAGGTCATATAGGGTCATGCATTGTCTATCTAAAATAAATGCTGATGCTGCCATCATTCTAATCAAACTAGCCACATTGTTAATAGATTCTTTTACCCCTGGCTCAAAGACCTTTAAAATCATAGCAGGAACACAGTCATCCCAACTGTACTGGTTCATAAAGATAAGAGATGGATCACGCTCAACCCTTTCAATAGCATCTTCCAGAGATCCTAAAGACAATCTATCTATTAGAGATTTCCAGATATAGAGCTTTCCGAATCTCAACTTTACAGATTTAAGATCTCTTGTCATTACTACTTTGTCAGAACCTTCATAATTAAAGTGTTGTGAACTTTCTTCAACAATAGAATTGGGCTTGTAGATGTTGTTAACAAATAGAGTATATAATATAAAATCTATTCCAGGAATGGCACAACATACATCAAAATCACATGGAAAGAAACCTAAATTTGGTGATGGGTTAGTATTAACTAAATCTGATAGCTTTTCCCCCATCTCATGATTGTACATTCCAATCAACATATAGTGTAACCAACACTGGCACAGTTGCACAATAGCACATTCTAGAGTACTTGCTCCACCTTCTAAACACTGGGACAAAACATTGTAAAATATCCTATACCTATCAATGAACCTTTCAGTTAAGGATGTGTCTAAACAAGCACTAATCCATCTAAAAGTTGGCTTAATGATGGAATGTCTTAAGTGCCATTCTGAGTTGAACTCTATTAAGTCAATAGTTCCAATAGAACTTTTGCACAGATTCCAGTACACAGAGAGGTGTTGTGAGTACTCTTCTTTAAATCTCAGTAGCATATACATTCTAGACATTATTTTGGCATTAATAGGGCTGGATACTCCTATCATCATTCCTGAATCATCAGATCCTTGAACTATTGAACAAACAATTGGTGATCCTAGTTTTGTGGCAACTCGCATAACAATCATTCTGCAAACTTCCTGAATCATGGTGTGATACAAAGAACTAAGGTAGTGCAGTATTCCTTGCATCATACCTGAAATTATCTCCATTTTATTAGTGAAAGACTTAGTCATCACGCCTGTTCCACAGTAAAAATCTTTCCTAAATCTGATAAATGTTTCATCAGAAGATATTGTTGTCTTGTTTTTAAGCAATGTTTTAACAAATTGCATAGGAAAGCTTATTTTCTTGGTTGCCCACAGTCTTAATGATCTTAAAATATAGTTGTGTAGAGATTTGTGAGTTATTGATAATAACATTGCAGAAAAGTGAGAAACGTGATGTCTTTGACACCACTTAGATGCATCTGCTGATTTTGATATAACAAAGTAGGACTTGAATGTCTGAGCAGTTTCCTTATAGTGATCCTTAACAAATCTACCTTTGGTTTCTGGGTGAACTAGAACTTCAGATGGGAAATATGAGCAAAATGTTTTTGACATCAATTCAATGCCATACTGGATAAGACGTACCATAATATCTAGGACATGAATCTCCCTATCACCACCGTGTTGAGGTTTTGGAAATATATCACTGTCAAAATATCCATCTACTTCTAGGTTTTTAAGTGACCATGGTATTAGTTGCATGACATGTCTAACATGTTTACCAGTCTCCTCTTTGAATTGTTTGACAATATTTATTAATGCTTCTAAAACCTTGGGCCTTTTTGAGAACTCATCTGGATTAGATTCTTTTAAAACATTAAACATATCTGTTTTAGTGATGTCTATATCTGATGGAATGGAAACTACTTTTTTATGATTCCTAGCACTTGCTTTTAGGGTTGCAAGGTCTAGGAAGCTTGTTCTTGCTAGCTTGTGTGCAAAATCATTTAAGTGTGTTCTCTGGAAGTCATGGCCAACCCTCTCTACTAGACATTTTTTAAAATAGTGGAGAGTTACTCTCATTATTCCTGGGTCTGTTGCATAAGTGATAGGATTATTAGTCATTTTAACAAAGCATGATTTAACAGAGTCCCTGAACTTATATTCTTCTTGTAATATTTTCTTCATAATCTTGAAAGTTCGATCAGATCCTCTGGCTCGTTCTTTTGAGATCACATATCCATAGTAGAACTCATTAATCTTTTCCTCAATAGTTATTTCTAAATTATCTACTATACTCCGAATATTCAAATAATCATAAATGGTTACGTCATTCTCTTTCTTTGGGATTTTAATGATTTTGTGATCATTGTAGTAGTCCATTAGAACCATTGTTTGATTCAATACATAAACACTTAGTCGTGATCTTAGTACTTCTGGCAACCTATCTGTGAATAGGTATGGATCTTGTGTGGCATCTTCCAACAATTTCATAAATAAGTATCTTTGAGATGTTAGCATTTCCTCCACATCTAACTTGTTATTTAAATACACTAGTGCTATAAAATTGATGGTTGAATTTAGTTTATCATTGTTCAAGTCTAAGGGTCCTAATTTAAATTTTGACATGAGGTGACAAGTTAGTGATGTTATGTATGGGCCAGCTTTTACAAAGTGTTCTATAGTGGGTTCATTGTATGATGAAAAATCTGTGTAATAATAATTATCTGATGTGTATAGTGTTGGTCCTAGTCTACCAGTATCTATAATTTCAGTATGCTCTCTTGGAAATGCCATTGTTATGAACAAGTGTGTTCCAGTGTTTTTAATTATTAGAAAAATACCACTAGCTGTTCGCTTAATCATGTATGAATCTTCTTTAGTCCAATGTTTATAATTAATGGCTAACTCTATGAAAATCTCACTAACCATATCAAAATAACTAATGAGCTTAGTCCTTAAAAGCTCTTTGAAAACATGAGGTGAATCTTGTTTTTTTGACATTGTTGATATTCTCTTAGATTCCAAAATTGAATCTAATATATGGGGAGCTGTTCTTGGATGATCTTGTCTAGAAGATATGAGTCTTGAATGAATGAAATCATTTATGTCTACAGTAGTTGTATCTGGATCAAATCCTAATTTAGAGGTTGCTTCGTGTTCTAGTACTTGCTCTTCTTCAGATAGTGCCTTGGCACCAACTCCTCTTTCAGCTAACCATAATTTCTCCCAGTGTGTAAATTGTGGCTTAAATAGTGATTCTCTTTTCCATATATGTTTTTCTTCTGGATATTTTCCATAAATAGCATTGGTGATTGCCTGTTGAGTGTTAACAGTTTCCTTGAACTGTGCCATCCCCTGGACCCATAGAGATTTAAGTGCTGATGGCATGTCTGATGATTTGGGATCTAGACAAATAAATTTTGTTGAATTTAAAGGCTTTTTGTATAAGACTAATGGTACATTTGTTATTCTTTTCCTGTTGGACCTACAGTCATGAGATTTAAGAGTTTTTAGATAATTTGTCAACCTTAGTCTACTTTCTGGCTTTGGCACCCTTGACCTCTTTAAACACTCTTTTACTATTTTACCTGTATGATCAAAATCATCTTCAGTTGGGTCCGAGCCTGCTGAGATAATTTCATCATAATTGTAGTCATCAGTTTGTTTTAAAGGTACTGTTTTCATTTCCGCAAATATGGATTTGACAATTCGTACATTCTCAGAATCTTCATCAGATATGTCTGTGTCAGATATGAGATCAGAGATTTGTGATTTAATGGCAACCCCTATTCGGAACCTAGCACAAAGATCATCAACCACTGATTGAGTTATGTTCATGTTTGTGACTATATTATTCATTCCTACTATCATGTAAAATGTTGAACTTGATAAGGGCTGTAGAATGTAAGAATATTTCTTAACTTTCCCATCAAAATCGTTGAAAAGGGTGTGTAAGTTAGTGGACATGGATGTTCCTAGTTCTAAGATTGTATTTGTTGTTATATCAATAAAATCAGGTGTCAAAACAGATTCATCTCCTGTTATTCCTAGTAAACTTAAAGGTAAATCTGTATTTTCTTGTAGTCTACTAGCAACATATTCATGAGGTATTTTCCTTAAGATGTCATCTCCTATATTGAAGTCTGATTTAATATCTTCTGTTGATATTAATAAGTTTGAACCATCTCTAACTACAGTTATTTCTTGGGTTGCTTGACCTTTAGATACATAGTGTATTGGGTCGGGGCAGTAAAAGGTTTCAACAGTATCTTGACTTAGCACAAGGTCTCTCAGTGAGAAGGTTCCAGTACCTCCAAATCTTGATCCTTGAACCATGTGTAGATTCCATTCAGAGTGGTCTTGTATACCTCTGATAACTTGATCTGTTATGGGTAGGATCACTCCTGTTGGGATATGGTGGTATCTTAGGGTGTGGTAGTTGTATCTGTGAGTTCTGGATATGTGACATATATCAGTGAGCACCCCTCCTGTATGGAAAACTGGATATTGTTGTCCTCTATTTTTTTGTAGACATGGTATGAAGTCTTCTTTCTTTATATAGATACCATAATTAACAATGGCTTGAAATTTCTTTAAAACAGCTGTTAGATAGCAAAATCCTTCAGGGAAGATTGGAGCTATCTTTTCAAGTGAGATCAAATAATCAATGTATGTGTGACCACTACCTCTAATTGCAATAGCCTTGTAAGATGAGAAGGACATTATTTCAAATTGATTGAAAGCAATTCTAAAATTAACAATATCTTCTGCATTTTCAATGTTATCAACAATTTGATTTGCTATATCCTCAAATATCCCAAGAGGTATAAGCTTTGTTGTGGGTCTGAAATCCATCTTATCTGAAATGTTGTAAATTGAGTAAAGTGCTGCACGTAGTTAAACTTGTTATTTTATGTGTGTTACTAAGTGTGTGGTTATATGTTTTGGG